TCTGCACCGCGCCGGAATGGCTCACCACCGTGTCTTCGATGTAGCTGATACCCGCCGCGCGCGCGGCGGGTATCAGCTACATCGAAGACACGGTGGTGAGCCATTCCGGCGCGGTGCAGAGCGAATATAACGGCGAGTTCCGCATTTTTAATGTCACATCGACCACCTATGATTTCACCGTCGTTGGCACGCCCACCACGCCAGCGACCGGCACCCTCACGGCCAAGGTGGCGCCGCTGGGCTGGGTGAAGGCATTTAGCGGCACCAACAAAGCCGCCTACAAAGCCAGCGACCCCGCCGCAACGGGTTTTTATTTGCGCGTGGACGACAGCAATGAAAAATATGCCATCGTCGCCGGTTATGAGTCGATGACGGATGTGGACACCGGCTCGGGTAAATTCGATCAAACGACCTGCTGCTGGCATAAAAGCAGCACGGCCGATGCCACGCTGCGGCCGTGGGAGTTGTTCGGCGATGAGCGCGTGTTTTATTTTGCAAGCGGCTGGTACGCCTCCGCGCCGACTGAGCGCGATATATGGATGTTCGGTGACGCGGTTTCCTATAAATCCGGTGATGCCTATCACTGCCTGCTGTCCAACACCGGCGTGGTCTCGCCAACGAACCCGGGGCAGTCTAATACCTTTAGCCGGAACGACGCGGTGCCCAGTAGGAAATGCGCGGCGCGCAGCTATACGCAGCTCGGCGGCAAGGTCGATATCTGGAGCCTGTCTCTTGGCGCGGGCTTGACCTATACCCCCTACCCCAACCCAATCGACAATGGTATGCACATAGGCCAAGTTAACTGGGGCGAGGGTAGCAATATGATGTTCCGTGGCGTATTGCCTGGCGTTTATTTTCCACTGCATTCAGCAGGATCACAGCCCGCACACGGGACCATCATTAGCGATATTCCCGAATTCGTCGGGCGCAAATTTTTTGTGTCCAGCAGTAAATATGAATTCTCGCAAACCGCCGTGGTGTTCGACATCACCGGCCCCTGGCGCTAAGGCATGGCCGGGCGATTACTCTCGGGCGTCCTGCGTCTCTCGGTGTCACCGCCGACGGGGCCGGGCGTTAATCGCATTTTTATCACCACCGCTGGGCGCCGCGATATGGAAGACGGCGGCGCGCAGCACATCGGCGGCACGGTGACGATACTCACAAACCCTGCGCGGCGGCGCGTGCGCCTGTTTGAGCGCATTAGCGGCAGGCTGGTGCGGCAAACTTGGAGCGACCCCGTCACCGGCGCCTATGATTTCCCCAACATCAAAAGCGCGCGGCTGTATATGCCCGTCGCCGACGATTACGAGGCCGTGTACAACGCCGTGGTGGCCGACCGTGTCACCCCCGAATTGCCTTAATGAATGAATATAATTTTAAACTTCGACCGCGTTTACATCCCGCCCGAGGGCAGCGCGGTGAATCTGGATCTTGGCACGCCCCCCGGCGAGCCGGTGCCCGATCCCGAATGGAACGGGCTGCGCAAGGAATATGCAATACCCTGGCAGGCCACGACCGCGCGCCTGGCGCGCGAGACGCGCATCGCCTGGCAGGCCACGGATGCCCAGCTCGCCCGCGAAGTAGCGTTACGCTGGGAAGCGGCAGCGGGGCCGTTGATGCACGGCGTCGATCTGCCGTGGCAGGCAGCCGCGCCGCTGGCGCACGCGCTGCGCCTGCCCTGGGACAGCGCGCAGCGGCTTGGCCGCGAGATACGCATCCCCTGGAAAAACGCCACCCAGATTGCCCGCGGTGTGCGCATAACCTGGAAAAACGCGATTCAACTTACCCGCGCCTGGCGCCTGCCCTGGCAAGCGGGCGCGCCCGTGGCCCGCGCCTGGCGCTTGGCCTGGGACGGGGCGGCGCCGCTGTACCGCGCCACGCGCATTCCCTGGGCCTCGCCGCCCTTACAGCGGGTGGCAGTACGCATACCCTGGGAGCAGGGCCAGCCGCCGCCCTTTGTCTGGCCGCCGCCCGCGCCTTATGTGCCGCCCGTGCCCGATCCGCGCGTGTACATCCCGCCGCTTGGCGGCGCGGTGGTGTTGGATTTCGCGTGCCCCATCGAACGCTACCTGGGCGGAGTGCCGCTGGCATTCCGCGAATTTGCGTGCAGCCCGCGTGCGCCGTATCTGCGGACCTACGTCATCATGAATAGCGTCGAGCTGGTTCGCCTACCTGACCGCGCCCCGGTAGCCGCCGCCAGCGTCGACATCGGCGCCGACCTCGATTCATGGACCTGGGACTTTGCAGCCAAGCTGCGCAGCCAGGCCGCGCTGGACATGGTCAAGCCCGGCGGCGGTGGGCCGGTGGCGGTCGAGGCCACGATCAACGGCCACGTATTCGTCGCGCTGGTGGAGACCTGGGCAGAGACCCGCCGCCACGGATACAGCGAATGGACCGTGCGCGGCCGCAGTCAGTCCGCGACCCTCGCCGATCCCTACACCCCGGCCACCAGCTATACATCGGGCAGCGCATTGACTGCGCACCAGCTCGCCGATGGTGAAATGCCGCCCACCGGCTGGATACTCGACTGGCAGGCGCCAGACTGGCTGGTGCCCGCCGGCGCATACAGCTACCGCGACAAAACCGCCGTCGCCGCCTTGCAGCACATCGCCGAGGCCATCGGCGCCGTGGTGCAGTCGCACCAGACCGACGCCACCCTCATCATCGCCCCGCGCTACCCGCTCAGCCCATGGGATTGGGCCGCCGCCACGCCCGCCGTGACCGTGACCCAAGACATTCTGCGCGGCCTAGCGACGGACTGGCGCCCGCGCCCGGCCTATGACGGCGTCTATGTCATGGGCGAAAGCCAGGGAGTAAGCGTATTTGTCAAGCGCACCGGCAGCGCGGGCGCGACGCTGGCGGGCATGGTGACGCATCCGCTCATCACCCATGTGGATGCCGGACGCGAGCGCGGCCGCAATATCCTTGCTGCTGCGGGAGCGTGGAGCGTGGAGACGATCGAAATGCCGCTCATGGTGTCCCCCGCCGCCCCCGGCCTGCTGCTGCCGGGGGTGTTGATCGAGGTCGACGACGGCGTGACAACCTGGCGCGGCCAAGTGCTCAGCGTCCGCGTCAGCGCCCAGCGCAGCGACGGCCCCAACGGCGGCACGGTGATTTGGCAGACGGTTGAGGTCGAGCGCTGGTATGGATAGCAAAGACGCGTATGCGTGTTGTAAAGCTGAGCGCGACTTTCTCGATGCGCTCGGCGCCATGACGGCAGAGTTTGAGCGCGCATGGGGCGCGCTGGCAACGGGCTGGAACAGCAATGGCTAATCTCTTCGCACGCTTTGCCCGCCTGTTGCCAAACGAGCCGCTGCAAGTCGGCGAGGTCACAGCGCACAACGCCGACGGCACCAGCACCGTGACCCTGCCCACCGGCACCATCCGCGCCCGCGGCCAGGGCGTCACCATTGGCCTCAATGCCTTCATCCGCAACGGCGAGGTGATCGGCGAGGCGCCCAATCTTACCAGCTACAGCGTCGATGTGTGACGCGTCGCGCCGCTATCCATCCCGCTTTTAATCGCCGCCCGCCGATAGCAATCCTCGCCTAAAATTGCCAGCTTTTATATTTTTCGCATAGCCCAGCACGTAGTTTTACATAGGCGCCGCCTATCGTCGCAAATGCTTTTTTGCCATGACGGGCCACCAAAGTAGTCGGCATCCTTGGAGGGCATCATGTGAAAATCGACGTGAGCAAACAGATTAAATTCGCGGGCCTCTGCGCCGCCGTTGCGTTTACATTGACGCTGTCAAGCTGTGCATCGATCACCGGCGCAATCGACGGTAAAGACGTGCGAGCAAAATTCGCCTTTACCATTGCAACGATGAAAGCCATCCGCGGCGACGCGCACCGCGCTCAGGGCATTATTGACCGGGCGAATCGTATTGAGGCATTGCTAGACGGCAATCCGCTCATCGCCATCGTCGATTATGACACGCAGATCAAGAAGGCCATAGGCTTTGATCAGCTCTTACCAGAAGACCAACTCATGGCCGATCTGCTTTTGTCTCAGCTTCGCGATGATTTAAGCAAATCCATTGGTGAGCCAGGCGACCCCGGCAGCACAAAAGAGCGCGCGCGCACTATCGTCGAATGGATACGTGGCGCGGCGCAGTCGTGGCTTATCGCCGACGAAGTCAAGCGCAACCAAGACAAAGGCATATGGCTTCCCGAGGCGGGTCAGGCGGAGACATCCTAATGAAGGATGAGACCACCACAAAAAGGCTCGCCTATTTTTACACGTTAATCTTCGCGCTCGTGATCGCCATGGAATTTTTATTCGCATGGTATGCAATCGAAATTAATGACGCCATCCAGCGCATGCTGGATTTTTCATGCGGCATTCTCTTCGCCATGGTGCTGGCCGCGAAAGATTATTATCTTGGATCGTCGATGGGATCGGCGCGCAAAACCGAGATTATGAGCGCACCAAAACCAACGAGCGATGAGTCATAACATGCCCCTCTTGCGCGCACTCAAGATCATTTGCATCACGCTTATGATTGGCGCGCTCGCCCTTGCGGGTTCATTCATCAAGCACGACGAGGAGAAGCGGACATGATCGGCGCAAGCATCGGCGCGGTGATGGGCGCATACACGCTACTCATCGTGCTAACGCCCGGCGAGGCACCTGCAATCATGTATCGGCCATCGGAAGTTATGGAGGTGTGCCAGGTGACTCTGCCCTCGCCCGAGGTGGCATGTGTGTCGCAGACAAGCCTGCCAATCAGGCGCGACGATGGGTGGTCTGTGGTCGACGCAATTCAATCAAATAAAGGTGGACCCAAATAATGCGCAAGCTGATAGCGGTAGTATTATTCGCCGTCGGTGCGACGGCGCAGGCGGGGTTAAACATTCCACCCGGGCAAATCACCATCCAGCGTGATGCTCTCACCGGGGACATTGCGTTCACGATCACGCCGGACTCGGCCACCTACGTCCTCACCAAGCCGTTCATTGATAATAAGCGATGCTCGATACTCACCCCGTCGCGCGCGGAAACAGTGCCGACAATACCGACTGACTTATCTGTCTACCTCGCCGCCAACGGCTACGAATTAAGCGCGGCGCAGCTTGCCTTGTGCGCGGGAGTCACTACAGCGCCGGCTGTGGTGGATGTGCCGCCAGTCCCCGCGCCAGACCCTACCCCCGTAGTCGTTGAAACAAATTGGTTTGTCGCGTCAACCCCAAACGGCTCGCGGAATGCATTCGCAGCGGTGCAAGTGGGCGGAGCATGGGCGATGCAAGCCCCGTCCAAAGTTGTCGGGCAAGTAGCAACGGATGAGCGGTGTGATGGGCCAATGATTGAGGATAGAGGGTTTCGTAAGGTTGGCGGCATCGCTTATCCGGTCGGATTTTTTCTCGTTTCACTTTCTGGGCAGAGCGCAATCATTCTCTGCGAAAAACGATGATAAAAATAAAAAGAGGCAGCTCAATATTATTGCGGACTGGGAATTACGAAATAGTAAGTGGTCTTGGAATACTTTTTAAAGACGGGGCGCAAGTGGGGATTTGTTGCCACATTCCCGGAGTTGAGGCCGCGACAAAATATTTCGATTGTACCGATGACAGCTTTGAGTACTCGGCGATAAGAGTAAGCCACATAAAAATACGCGATTCTGGCTCAATGTCCGCTGAGTATTTCTACGCGTACATCCGCATGATGAGGTTGAGGGTTTCTGACCGGCTGAAAATGATCGATGTGATAATCAATCAGTTTGCGTTATCAAATACCTCAATCGCATTGCTTTTATGTTCGGCACGAGAATCTGTATCAAGGAAAAGAAATGGGTAAATCATTTATAACGGCGATAGCCGCTTTTTTTTCGTTCGCAGCACTCGCCTGCATTGATCCGCCTACACCGCCATCAGCTGGCGAGTATGCGGTGTATGACCTGGGTAATTATCCAGGACCGGTGCAATGCGAAGACGTTCAAAGTTCGATTTGCCGCACTGATGCGGATTACTCAGCAATGCTCGCAGGCCCGGACGGCAGGATGTACATACCGCCCGGCTACGGCCACGCGGCATCTTACAATAACCAAACGTCCATATATGATCCATCGACTCGCATATGGTCTTGGTCAGTCAATCGCACGCCGTGCGCTGATGTGCGCGAATCAAACATCGACAAGGCTCAAGGGCGGTATCTATCTAATAACATGCCGATCGGCACGCACACATATGATCTAGTTGCAACCGTGGGCGAAGAGATACTGGTAGCTGCACAGGTTCAAGGGCGGGGAAAGGGTTGCAATAATTTAATCCAGTCAGGCGCGCCAGGTTATGAATACATTATCGCGAGCGGTTCGTTTCGTTTTTACAATCCCTCAACTGATGTTTGGAGATTTACCAATATTCCCGCGCGCGACTATAAAAGCGCAATTGAAATCGAGCCGTCCGGCGATGTAATAATCGTCGATTCGACGTCGGTGCAGAGGTACAACGTAAGCGCCGGAACGTTCGTCACGCTGATGAGTTTCAAGCTCCCGGGGATGGGCAGCAGCGCGGAGCTGATCCGTGCGGCAAATACAGGCAGGTACTACTGGATAGGGCAAAATAAGCAAACCGGCTTTGGCCGCGACGTGTACGAGATCGACGTTGACGCTAGAACGATTGTAACGCATGGCGTTATACCCGACGGTGCCGGACATGGGTTCGCTTATGGTAATGGAAAGATTGTCGGCGGGCTGAAAAATGGCGCGATCTATACTTATGATCCAGTCACGGGTGGCGTAGCTGAAAAAGTTCTAACTGAGACGCCATGCGGCGGGCCGCTAGCAACGCATGGCTACGCGTGGGTGTATAGCGCGTCGATAAATGGATTTGTTGGCCGCATTTTTCGCGGCGCGTGCAATCGGACTATTGAATACCGCTAAGGGAGACGCTGAATGAGTCAACAAACACAAGATTGGGGCACGGCCGGAGCGCTATCACTTCTCAGCACAGAGATGAATTCACTCGCTAATGCGACGTACAGTAGCGCAGGAAGTGCCGTAGACTTGGGCGACCCGGGTCCGTTCGCAATTGTGATAAGGTCCGCGGTGACGGGATCTGGCTCAGGTTCGGGGCTGCTAAAAATTTATGCACTATGGTCTGATGACAATACTAATTTTTCCGAGCAATCAGCCGCTGCGCCTAACGGCGAGCCCGTTGGAGTGATGTACGTGAACTCAGGCACGGGGTCTAAAAAGATATTTCAAATATCCGTCAAAGCGCGCTATGTTAAATTTATCGTGTACAACAATACAGGCGCAGCGCTGGCTGCAAGCGGCAGCACGATAGTAGGCCAAAAAGTCGATGTAAATATCACCTAAAATGCGCGGGCCTTATATACATTTAGCCAAGCCTAGCCGCGTATGGCATACCGACCGGCAGATTGAGATTGATCTATCCCATCCGCTTGCGCGTGATATCGTCGCGTATTGGGCGATGGGTAACGCGGGGGACATGGTTGATCTTGTAGCGCAGCAGCAAGGCACGCATTCATCACCCACTAACATTACCGATGACGTAAGCATCAACGGTGCATGCACTGATTACGTCTCTTCGGCCTATACGGATTTACCATCATTACGTCTCACTGAAAGTACGCCATTTGGCATGGTGGTGATGCTGGAGACCACGACCACCGGCAACGGGCGGTATATAGCGGCTGAGGGTAATACGGGGCTGACCAATCCAATAACAGGGATTTACTCTCAAAGCGGGGTTTTGACGGGAATATGGCGCGATGACGCAGGCGGTGGGACAGGCACGATTTCTGGCGCAAGCGGCATTAATGATGGCAAGCCGCACACCGCTATTTTGACGGCTTCTCTCGCATCAAATGACCGGGTGTATCTGTATCAAGATGGGGTCGAGTATAGCAGCGGCACATTTAACCCGGGCACAAAAACGCAAAACACAACAACACTCGCGGCGATGCGGCGGTCCACCGTCTCAAACCATATGATCTCGGGCAAGATTTATTATGCCGCTTTTTTCAAGCGGCAGATTGAGCCGGAGGGCGCGTTATGGCTGACTGAATCGCCACGCGACATCCTGCTTACGCCGAAACAAAGACTGTTTTTTATTGGTGATGCGGCGGGCGGCGGTACGCCGCATAATTTAACACTCTCTTCAACCTCATCATCCAGCAGTATTGACTCCGCCGTGATAACGCAAACGCACGCGCTTGCCGTTGACGATGTCGCCGCCGCCGCCTCGATGGCGGGCATGGCGGTGAGCGAAGGCGCGGTGCATGATCTCACGATGGCCGACAGCGCGAGCGCGGGCGATGTGGTCGCGGTGGCGCTGGCACAGACGCATGCGCTTAGCATTGATGATGTCGCCGCCGTCGCTGATATCGTCGCTGTATCTTTGACGCAAACGCACGCGCTTGCCGTTGACGATGTCGCCGCCGCCGCCTCGATGGCGGGCATGGCGGTGAGCGAAGGCGCGGTGCATGATCTCACGATGGC